CATAGGTTGATTCAGCCACACATTTAGTATAATTTAAAATTTGGAGCTTTTATGTTAGCAAAGGTACAATTAATCCCTGGATTCGACAAACAAGTAACCGAAACGGGCGCAGAAGGGCGTTGGGTCGGAGGAGATTATATACGGTTTCGTTACGGTTTACCTGAAAAAATAGGGGGCTGGGAACAACTTGGAACTACAAGCCTTGTGGGAGTGGCAAGAGACCAGCACGCCTGGTTTGATTTAGCAGGAAATAGGTATGCTGCCATAGGCACCGACAAAATTTTATATGTTTATTACGAAGGAACTTTTTTCGATATTCATCCTTTAGAGACCTCTCGCCAACAAGCTGGAATGACTAGCTGTTTTACTACCACTTCATCATCTGCAGCTGTGACTGTTACCTGTACAGGTTCTCATTCTTTAGCTGTGGGAGATATGGTTGTATTTTCATCGGTCAGTTTGATTCCCGGGACCAGTAGTTTTATTGCTGCAGATTTTGAAAAAACGTTTGAAGTACAAACTGTACCCACCACCACTACCTTTACCATCACCATGGCAGCAAATGAAACTGGCACACAGTTCTCGACTACCGGCACCGCGACCCTTGATTTCTATTATGTGGTAGGGCCAGCTTTGCAACTTCCTGGATATGGATGGGGAACCGGACAATATAGTGGTACTGTTACTGCAACTACTACAACAATGAATAATGGCGGCAATTTGTTAGTTGCTGCTACTTCAGTTACCCTTACATCTAGTGCTGCTTTTCCAGCCACAGGAACATTACTTATAGATTCAGAACTTATGACCTACACAGGAAATGATACGGGAACTGGCGTAATTTCAGGTTTAAGTCGAGGATCAGGAGGAACAAGTGACGTTGAACACACTGATGGAGTAACTGTTACAGACGCGGCCGATTATGTGGGATACGGCAGTGCATCCGCTTTTGGAGTTATTATTGATCCTGCTCAATGGCGATTGACGAATTTTGGACAAAAACTATTGGCTTTAATTTTTGATAGTGTAGCCGTTGAATGGGATCCTTCTGTTGGGGATGCCTTAAATACACGAGCCACTCTAATAACGGGGGCTCCGACTGCTTCGCGAGACATGTTGGTATCCACCTCCGATCGACATTTATGTTTTTTTGGAACAGAGACTACGATTGGCACTACCACTACTCAAGACGATATGTTTATAAGATTCTCTGATCAGGAAGATATCAACACTTATACTCCTACTGCTATCAATACAGCTGGTACACAGCGAATTGCCGATGGTTCAAAAATTATTGGGACATTACGTGGTCGTAACGGTAATTATATCTGGACCGATACGGCTATGTTTACAATGAGATTTATTGGTGCCCCTTTTACTTTTGGTTTTGAACAAGTGGGAACTAACTGTGGACTCATTAGTCAACATGCGGCTATTGAAGTGGATGGTATTATTTACTGGATGTCTGAAGATAGTTTCTTTTATTTTGATGGTGCGTCTGTGAAAAAACTACCGTGCTTGGTTGAAGATTACGTGTTCGATAGTCTTAACAACGATGCGGAACTTATTATTTATGCTGGAGTTAATGATAGATTTAATGAAATTAGTTGGTTCTATCCTTCTGGATCTGCCACTACCTGTGATAGGTCAGTAACTTATAACACCAGAGATTCACAAAATATTCCGGGAGGTGTGTGGGTAACAAATGATGCTACTTTAATAAAAAGAACAACATGGGTGGATCAAGGAGTATTTAATTCACCATACGCTACTGCTTATGACACTGGCGAAACTCCTACCCAAGGATCCATTTCTGGAATTGGTACGGGAGCCACCACTTATTATTCACAAGAAACAGGAACAGATCAAGTTAAAAGTGGAGGAGCAACGAGTGCCATTGCGGCTAATATTGAATCTGGAGATTTTGATATTGATCAAAATGCGAATGTTACAGGAGACGGCGAATTTATATGCCGAATTAGTCGTTTTATACCCGATTTTAAAAATCAGGTTGGCGATGCTGAGGTTTCTATTTTATTAAGAGATTTTCCTGCGGACGCGAGAGCCGCATCGGCTTCGGGACCATTGATTTCAGGACCTTTTACTGTTACAACGAGCACTACCTACGTTAGTTGTAGGGCACGGGGACGAGCAGCTTCTTTCAAGATTGCTAATACTGGAGCTGGTCAAACGTGGAGATTTGGAACGTTCCGTGCAGACATTCATGCAGGAGGCAGAAGATAATGGCAAAAATTAGTGAGATTGTATCTCAAGCAACCCCCCTTTATTCACCTGAAAATTTAAATCAGTTTGGACGAGACATTAATAATATTATTCAAAAACTTAATACTACCTATTCAGAACAAATAAACGATGAGATAGAAGCCGTTTCCTTTTTTCTAAGTGGGTAAAAAAGGTAACATTTTTGGTTACCGTCATGTTTACACAACGCGAAATAAGCGTCCGGGAAGGCATCGAAAAAAGCTTAACAAAGACCAGAAAAGAATGTATAAATCCTACCGTGGACAGGGACGCTAATGGCAAATAAATTCATAAATACATTTGTAGAGTTGACGACAACAGGTGTCATCGACATTTACACGTGTCCTGCAGCAACGGTAGCTTTGATTAAATCTATTTCCGTTTATAATAATAATGTAGCTAGTGTTGATATCACGGTCTCAATTCAAGATAATAGTTCTTCAACCATTTTTCCTTATGCTCAAAAAGCAAATCTAGCCACCTTAATTAAGCAAGAATTCTTAGCGGGAGACGCAAGTAGTATTTTGATTCTAGAAGAATCCGACATTCTTAAGGTCCAGTCAAGCATAGCCGACCCCGTAGTTACTCTTAGTATACTAGAGCAGGACCGAACTTAATGGACTATGTAGATATTAAAGGAGAGAAAGTTCCACGAATGAAAGTGGAATCCAAAACCGTTATTACCAACATTAGAACTAAACATATCTATAAGGACGAGGCCGAAGTCAAAGCTGAAATATTAAAACAAAATGCCAGCCCAAAAGATATTCGGAGAGACATTAAAATTATAATCCCCAAAGGACTCGATGTATTTGGAAAGAAGCCTTTGAAATAATGGATCCTTTAGGTGGCACAGAGTTACAAATGGCCGAACTTAAGAAAAGGCTATCTGAAGATTATTTTAAAAAAATAAAAATTACTCTGTCTATTCCTGAAAAGGAACCTATCGACCGAGATCGAATCAATGTTCTATGGATGAAAAATTCCTACGATCAGCCTAACATTGCTCCTTGGTTCAGCCAACCCGAAAACCTAAGAAAGTATGACTGGTACATCTTCAATAGCCATTGGAACTATGAAAAATTCAGATATCTTTACAAAATGCCTACTCATAAATGTAGCGTCATTAAAAATGCTTTACCTACTATTAAATGGAAAGAACGTAAGCCTTGGAAACTGGAAGACCCAGTTAAATTGATTCATACTTCTACCCCTTGGCGGGGCCTTAATGTTTTATTAGGCGCCATGGAATTGATCAAAGATCCCAAAATCACTTTGGATGTTTATAGTTCTACCCAAATATACGGAGATCACTTTAAAGAAGACAATGACAAACGCTTTCAACCTATGTATGAAAAAATGGAAAAAATGTCCAATGTTAATTATATTGGATATAAACCTAATCTAGAAGTTATTGACGCGATGCAAGAAAGCAATATGTTTGTTTATCCGTCTATTTGGGAAGAAACATCCTGTATTTCTGCAGTCGAAGCTATGGCTGCGGGTAATGTAGCAGTCGTTACCAATTTTGGAGCCCTGTTTGAGACGTGTACCGACTATGCCTATTACCTTAATTATGAAACCAGCATTCATACTCTTGCTAAGAAGTTTCAAGTCATGGTTGAGTATTTAGCAAAACATCTCCACGAGCCTGAGCTTTTAGATCATTTAACAGCCCAACAAAAATATTACCGTCATTTCTATAACTGGGATATGAGAGCAGGGGAATGGGAAAGTTTCTTTAAACAAATTTTAAAAATAAAAGGAGTCGCGTGAATTATAAGATTAATGAAAAAAGTATTATTAATGAGAAAAATATTTTTGAACAAAACACCAATAAAGGCAATGACACTATTGAATGGGACAAAAAGGTAGAAAATCCTCCGGTTAAATTGTTCTTCACTTCACCATGCCACGGAGGGGTGGACATTCATTATATGAGAGCTACCCTTGAACTTCAGGCTCTATGCCAACGGAACAAAATGCCTGTTACCTTTCATTTGCTTCAGTCATCCATTGTCACCCAGGGACGCAACCTGTGTGTGGGCGCTTTCCTTAAATCTGGATGTACCCATATGCTCTTTGTTGACACTGATATTGAATTTGATGAAACTTCCTTATTAACTATGCTCCAAGCTGACAAAGACATTGTCTTAACTCCATATCCAATGAAGGTGGTAGACTGGGACAAAGCCAAAGACATCAGTAAACGATCCGGACGTCACATCAGTAAATGTGGATACTATTACCCAATGGCTTTTCCGGACCCTGAAAACATTATCATTGAAAATGGAGTAACCGAAATTACGCGCGGACCTGCCGGTTTCATGCTTATTAAACGTCAGGTCTTTGAACGTATGGGTAAAGCTTACCCTGAGATGAAAATTAAACAACAGACCATGTTGAATCAGCAAATGCATGAAACAGAACACTTTTGGAATTTTTTTGACACGGATTTCAACAAAGAAAAGGGAACGTTTAAAGGGGAAGACTTCGCTTTCTGTGAACGCTGGACTAAAATTGGCGGTAAGATTTATGCCAATGTCGATGCCTATATTACCCATCACGGAGACTACAGTTATAAGGGTAGGTTTATTGACGAAGGCGCAAAAATTAAGTAAATTGTAAAATAACACTAATTTTACAGGAGAAATTATGACACCTCAAACAATGGCAATGATGTACGCAATGAACGTCGGAATAGGGGCGTTACGGGGCAAGCGAGGTAGTAATTTATGGAAAGACGCATTTAGAGACACCACTATAATGGCCCTCACTCAGGGAGCATTAGGACCTAAAGAAGCCGTAGGAGCTGATAAAGCAGTGATGGGGTTTGATCAAGGTGTCGCCCATCTACCTCAAGCTGGAACAGAAACAATAACTGATATAGAAAAATTTAAAAAAGGGTTGCCTGTTTTAGAAGCCAGTCAAAAAACTTTTTCCGCAACACCAACTCCGCGCGAAGGATGGAGAGGTTATTGGGATAAAGCGGCAGGAATTTTTAAAAGTGAACAACCAGTAACCGGTCAAGGTGGCGCACAAATGCAAACAGTTAAAGATGCCGCAGGAAACATGCGCCAGGTTCCTATAACCATGGCTCAGACCGATCCTCTTAAAGTAGGTCTAGGATCAATAGGACTCGGAGGAGGACTTTACGCAGCAGGAATGTTTGATCCCGTAGATCCACCAGAACCGAAGTATCCGGGCTATAACTTATTTTATGCACAGAACCCAAGTCAATTCATGCCTTATGATGACCCTGATATTGCCCCAATTGATTATTCCCAGTATCCGGACAAACCGTACAGTGGAATTCAACAAGGAGGCATTGTAGGATTAAAAGAAGGGGGACAATCTAAATCTAAAACATTTCCTCTTCCAGGATCACAAAGTTGGCAGCAACTTTACAACATGTATATAGCGCAAGGACTAAATCCTGCAGAGGCATCAGCTTCAGCAACAGCTACGGCTGATCAAATGCCTGATATACAAGGTTTCTTTAAAAATAAACAAGAAGGAGGCATCGCTAGTTTTCAACGCGGAGGAAGAGCAGCTAATCAACCCAATCAAAATATTATTGAAGCAACGAGTGAAGAAGAAGTAGAAAGATTAAGACGGTTAGAAATACCACATAGGTATTCCCCATCGCCCCAAGACATTATTCCAAGTAGACCACCAGTAGAACGTCCACGGATTCCATTTGAAGATCAACCAATCGAAGAGAGAGGCTATGGACCAGGTAGATCAATTCCACTCTATCCAACACCTCAAATTGATCCACGGTGGTTTCACCCGGACAATCCAAGATTCAATGAAATGGATGTTAGAGGAGTCAAGGCAGGGAGCCTGATCGATCGTCTACCAAGCAAAACTAAAGTCGATGAAAACAACCCAACGAATTATAAAAGAACTTCAGGTAAACTGGTAGTTGATAGTGCGGGCAAAGGGTCCGAAAATAAAGACACCATGCTTGCCCAGCTTGCCGACGGAGAATTTGTAACCAAATCCAAAGCTGTAAGAGGCGCTGGATTGGCTTTAGGGGCCGACCCTAAGAACAAGAAACAACAAAAGGATTTAGGAGCTAGATATTTTTACAAGCAAATGGCAGAGTTCAATAAGCTTGCAAAAAGTATGGCTTCATAATGGAACTGTTACGAATATGGAAACATAACGAAGTAGACAAGGTTTGGATTATGGTCAAGGACTCTATTCAAACTGCGTTGGACCGGTCAGGAGGATACGCTGACCATGACCATATTAAGGATCAGATTAAAGAAAATCTGATGCAGTTATGGGTTGCCTGGTCCGAAGACAAGAAGAAAGTGTATGCCGTAGGCGTCACCGAAATTAAACAGTATCCGAAGTACCGAACGTTGAATTTTCGGATTCTAACAGGAGGAGACAGAATTCAGTGGATTCGGTTTGCGGATGTGATTGAGGAGTGGGCAACGACACAAGGAGTTAAAAAGATGGAATTATTTGCACGACCTGGATGGGAACGAGTTTTAAAGGCCAGAGGATATGTTAAAACTCATGTGCAATTAGACAAAGAATTAGGAGAACAAAAATGAGTTCAGGAGGTGGAGGAAGTGGTGTTCCAGCGGACACAACTAACGTTCAAACAATCAGAGAAGCACCAGAGATCGAAGCAAGACGATTAGGTCTTATGGATGCAGCAACGGAACTGGCAAAGAAAAAAACCAGTCCGCCAGCATTCCAAATTGCACCTATGTCTGCAGCCGAACAACAAGGTTTAACTTTAGCAGGTCAAACCGGAGCGGGAGCTGGAGCGATCACCGATGCTTATGCGGGTGTTACTGCAGCGGGACAAAATCTTACCGGAGCCACGACGGCGGCCGGGCGACAATTCAGTGCGACCGATGTTCAAGCAGCAATGAATCCCTACATTCAAAATGTAGTCAATAGAATAGGGGAAAGTTATGCAGCCAAAGAGACAGATCTATCTAGTAGAGCTATTCAAGCTGGAGCGTTTGGTGGAGGACGTGAAGGTGTGGGTATTGCAGAACTTCAACGACAAAAAGCGGACGTGTTAGGAGGAGTTTACGGACAAGGTTATACGTCAGCATTAGGAGAGCTTCAGACTCAAAGAGGTCTTGAAGCACAAACAGCACTTCAGGCCGGAGCTGGTCGTTTACAAGGAGCACAGACCCGTTTGCAAGGGGCTCAACTACAACAAGCAGGCCAAGCGCAAGATATACAAAGTTTAATGGGTGCTGGTGGAGTTGAAAGAGGAATTGCACAAGCACAGCTCGAAGCGACACGACAAACAGGATTACAAACTATTCAAGAACCGTATCAACGGGTAGCGTTTGTGTCTGACATTCAGTCAGGCGTACCAAGCGCTTCACAACAACGGTTACAGACAACTTATGCACCGCAACCAAGTCCGTTAGGTCAGGCGGTTGGAACAGGAATTGGCGCGTATGCAGCATTTGCGCCGAAATAAAGGTGACAAATGATCAACAAATTAAAACGAAAACTTTCTGTTAAAAAGCTACAAAGTGGTGGCATTGGTTTATTGCCTCCTCCTAATCAACAACTTATGTTACCCCCGGGTAGCAGTGGAAATATAGCAAGACCAATTATAGGTGCCGCTGGAACTGGGATGGGAACAATTCCTTCATCACCTTATACAATGAGAGGATTTAGCCAAGCAGCAATGTCTGCGTGGCCGAAACTTAAAGGTGTTGGAACTCTTGGACTAAATTCACCCTACGGAAGAGCGCTATGGCTAGCTTCTCTGGGAATTCCTTGGGTAGCTAATCAATCCAGAAAAGCAGCTGAAAAAATAGGAGAGACGGAAACTATCTCTGTTAATGTGAGTGGTATTCCAAGAGCTATTGATATTCCTGTAGAACCACCCGTAAAACAAAATATAGAACAACAGTCAGTTACTGATTTAAATACTGCTTTTCCAGGAATGAGTAATACTCAAATTATAGAACAAGCTAATGAAGAATCAGGCATTGAGATTTCTCCGAATCAGGTTGACAAGGTAGTCAACCAGGTTAATGAAAATCAAATTGATAATCCTGATGCTCCTCCTAAATTGGATACAACGATAGTGGCTGACGACGAAGGAGACGATGGAGGACCCATTGTGAGTGCAGAATTAAACGCAGCGATTGCAAACGATGATGATCAAAATAAAGAAGCGGATCGAGTGTATTGGGATAGCATTGCAGCTAAAGAAGGTTCAGGAAGATCAGAGTTGGCTCTATCCCTCAATCAAACTGTATCCGATATTCTAGGACCAAAGGGATCAAAATCAAAGAACCTTCTTCTGTTACAACTGGCAGCAAACCTTATATCAGGAAGAACCGATCAGCCTGGATTCAAAGGCTTTTTGGATGTCTTAGGACAAGCAGGACAAGACGTTATTCCTATGGCTATATCTTTGAACAGAGCGCGGGAAGAAGATGAACTGGAAATTAAAAAAGCCTTAATTACAGCTCAAGGAGAAACAGGAACCCCATGGGAGGGGTGGGGAGGTCTCGTCAATTTTACGGACGCATCTGGTGTATTTCATACAGGTCTACCCTATCGTTACAACAAGAATGATGGCGAAATGTATGCTTTTGTCACTGATGATGATGGTCGAAATGGAAGAAATATTTTGGTTCCTGCACCTGATTCTACAGTAGACTCTGCGGATTCCTCAACGATTAATAACTATACCAATACTGTGGACTTACTGACGAATGCCTTGCATAACGTCAATGATGCTTTGGATATCTTCATTCCCCATCCAGAGTTGATAGGACAAAAAGGAACGGTTACGAGAACTTTTCGAAAAATGGGAGATATACTTAAACAATGGACTGGTAATTTGGATTATTCCACTTTGCTGGCTCAGGTTGATCAACAAGAAACCGAAGCTTTAGTTAATGCTGAAACGCAACGAGACAAGAAAGAGATTGACCAAGAAGAGTATCTAAATTTAATTAGTAATATTACTAATTACTTCGATAGCATAGATAAAGATAAAAAAATAATGCAAGAAGGAGGCGCATTAGCCGTTCAAGCTAAATTAAGAACCATTCAATTGATGACGAGTTATGCCCTGGCCAATATTTTAAAAAACAAGGATCGTCTGGCCGTTCAGGATATTAAAAGAGCGGAACAATTAACCAAGATATTTGGTATTACAGGCAGTCCAACTATGATTATTAATCAGTATATAGAACTAAAAAAACAATTAACGGGTGCCCTGGAAGCTAAATTCAGAAAAGGTACTTCTTTGGGAATAGGCCAAAATACTATCAAGGAATTAAAGAACGTTGCCTACGGTCAAACAGAGATCAATAAAAGTTTAGCAAGGAAAATTGATAATCTTCTAGCAAGCCCTAATTTTGATACCAAGGAAGGTATGGATCAACTTTTAGACGTTCTGAATTTTGGTGACATACAAGTGATTGGTGATGATCAAAAATTTGAAGAAAAAGGAAGACTAAACAGATGACCCTAGAAGAACTACAAAACTCATTGAATTCTAATCGGATAGATTTACGAACTTTGAACGACGCCCAAAAAATGGTGATCGACAAACTCCAGAAGAAGGGACTTCTGGAAACAAAACCGTTGCGCCTGTTGGAAAGCGACCAGCTTAAAGCGGCCGAAGAATTAGCACACCAAAGAAATTTATACACCGATCCTATCCAGGAGATGACGAGCGACACTTTGAATAGAGAGAGTGTGGCCATCTATACTGATTTAGGATTATTATTTTCTCAGTTACTCTTTGATCGAAAACGAATGGCGAAGTACATGTTGAATCCGAGTAAGCTTGCCAAAGACATCGATAAAATTTCACCTAGTTTTAGGAACAAAACCTTAAATAAATTTACTATGGGTTTGAAACAACTCAAACAAATAGCAGGAAGATATTTAGGATCGACTGCTCCGGCAACCGCAGCCAATGTGGCTTCCCGATCGGCGATTACCGCAGCTATGGGATATACAGCAGGAGGTCTAGCCTATGATATGGCGGATGAAATTACTAGGGATCTACTCGATTTAAAAGCGAAGGTAGGAGATAAAACCTATAAAGAAATGTCTGAAAAAAATCAGTTGGTCAGATCTCTGAATGATTTTAGAGTAGGATTGACATGGGGTGCACAAGAAATTTATCCGTCATTGCTAGAAATAAAAATCTTCCTGCAAACTGGATTATGTTGGCGGATCCTAACCATCTCGGTGGGTCTTTTATTAAAAAGCTAAACCGGGTATTCGGTCAGTTACCTTTTATTGGGGGACCGGCACGAAGAGCTCAGGAAGAAGCTATTGCATCGTTTAACAAAATTGCTGGTGACGCATTTAACGTTGAGCCGGGAATGCACCTTGCGACTCTCGCAACAGCATCGGAAGAAACTGCACGGGCGGTTCTTAAAAATTATCAAAACTTTGCCAGTATGAATAAGATTAATTACAATCGGGCAATCGATATGGCAAAAGCGTACGGAGATCCTATGGTCATCGAACTTAACCATGTTAAAAGAATGATGAATGCATTAGAAGCAGACGCTTTAACACCACCAGAAATCAAGGCAGGTTTTACAGGACCCGAAGCCTTAAAGACTCCTTTTGGACAATTCTACAACGCTTATAAAATGTTGGCTCAATCAGGAAGAAAGATTTCCATGACCGAATATATTGAACTACGAGAGCTTCTAAACCAAACCACTAGTATGCTTTATAAAAATGACAAGGCGGTAAGCGTATTCAGTAAATTACAGAAGGCTCTGGAAACTGATTTTGCCTCAATGAATCTGGATCCAGCTGCCAAAGTTTTCTTGAGGCATCCAGTGTTAAATAAAACACTTATTGATGCGAGCGGAGGAACAGCTCAAGTCGGAATGGCCGAAAGTACCGTAGGAAAAATACAACTTGATAATGCTGGCAAAATAGAGATTAAAAAGGCCATCGAAGATGCTTTCGAGTATTATGCCAATAACATCAAGACTTTTGAATCCATTACCGCGAGAAAACTATCTGCTTTCGATCAAAACGCACTTAGCTTGAAAGGTTTACAGGGTTTTGAAAAGGCTGGCTCTATTCATAAAGACGCAATGTTAAGAACCCTTTCAAGAAACATTCTGCAAATGAAAGATGGTTTTAGTTTCGACGCCATTAGGGAATTGCAACAACTTGTGAAATCGGATGTTTATCACATCACCCCCCGTATCAATGAATTAGGAGGAACCAGTTATAGTGTTAGGCTAGCGGAAAAAGGAACGAAGGAAGGAAACGCCGTTTTAGAAAAATTATGGGGAGCCCATGTTGGAGATGCCTATCAAAAATCATTTCAGCTGGTTAATAAACATCAGTTTGATGATTGGTTGGGATCGTGGCTATCTAAAGAAGGTAGAGCAGGTCAAGCAACAGGAATGTCCAAACAACTGGATGAAATGAAACTTCCCAATGGGCAAGCAGCTGATAATGTTGGAAAAGGAAATCGGTACTTCGATGCGGATACTTTCCAAAGATTAATTTTACCTAACGAAGCAGCGCGGATACAGTTCTCCGCTGTCTTTGGACCCGAGAAAGCTAGATTACTTTTAAAACAATACGACGATATGATGAGATATATGCGAATGGTTAAGTCTTATGCTGTACCGGATGCTAGTACCTTCTTGGCCAGAAGATTGGTTTTAAGCGGACCTGGACGGGCTCTAGCAGCTGGAGGAATGTATGGTGCAGGTTTCATTCCTACAGGTATGTATTTATTTTTAGGGAACTACGCCAATAAAATATTATCCAATCCTCACGCGTTGAATTATATTAACAAAGGCTTCAAGCATTTTTTAGAAGATCCCTCAAGAACGGGTCTCGACACGTTTAGTCGTCTCTTGTTGAGTAGACTAGCAAACACTCTAATGACTCCTGACACCGGTAAAACTTATACTACCGACGATGTGGATATGATGGAAATTTATGAATTTCTAAACGATAGAAAAGTACCTATTGATCCATTAACAGATCTTTATATGAATCCAAAAATGGAAGAACAGCTTTATCCTAAATTAACTAGGGAAGAGTATCTAAACAGTTTGGATACTTTACCTCCTCCAGAAGATTTAGTGGCACAGATTGGAGGAATGCCGGCTAACCTTGAAGAAGAGGCGATGATAAAAAGAGCTGTGAATCAAATGCCTAAGAATCAACCTATTACTCCTACAACTCTACCGCGACAACCCGGATTGAGAATGCCAGGACCAGGAGTTCAGAAAACTGATTATTCAGCGCTCTTCCCTTTCGATCCAATAGGAAACCTAATTTCTGATCGGAAAGAAGCAACTAGCCCACCAGGGCCGAATAGAAATGTCCAACAACAAGTCTAATCATAAAGTTTTAGCTCAACGAATGATCGACCATGAGAAATTGTGCAGGATTATGCAGAAACAAACACATGCTAGAATTGTTAGCATTAAAAAACAAATCGAACGTTTAGAAAAAGTTGTTATTTCATCGGCAGCTTTTATTATTATAGGTCTCTTTACCATAATTTTAACTTTACTTAAGTTTCACTTTTGATAAAAGAGAAGGGTGAAGATCAACCACAAGTACGATTATAAAGACTACACTCGGACAACGGACCAGGGACGAAGAGTCTATCTCAATGGTAAAGAAAAATTACCCTCCGTTACAACTATCCTCAACAGAACCAAAGAAGAATCGGCCGGTATTAAGGCTTGGAGACTAAGCAAAGGAGAAGCTGAAGCGAACAGGATCATGAAAGAAGCTGCTCAGCGAGGCTCAGAGATGCATGAAGCCCTCGAAGGGTATCTATACGGGCAAAAATTCGAGGCACCCACTCACGAAGCTCCTATAGCCCTTAAAATGGCTAATCTTATTATATCTAAAGGATTAATCTATTTAGACGAGATATGGGGGGTTGAACAAACTTTGATCTATCCAGGAGAGTATGCAGGAGCATCCGATCTCATTGGTCTTTATAAACAGACCCCTACCATTTTAGATTTTAAACAAGCCAACAAACCTAAAAGGGAAGAATGGATTGAGGACTACTATATTCAGCTTGCAGCGTATATCTGCGCCCATGAAAAAGAATATGGAGAAATTAAGAAGGGTCAAATTCTTGTGGCAGTTAAAAATTTAACTTTTCAGGAGTTTGAAATATCCGGTAATCGGCTACTGGAGTACAAAGATAAATGGTGGAAACGCGTAGAAAAATTCAAAACCACTCTCGAACAACCTCTCCCATAGTCTTCGCCGAAAGCTTAAATTTAGTTTTCAAAGCCTCCAGAATCTTTTCATCAACCGTCTTGGGCGCTACCAAATCAATATACGTCACTTTCTTTTCTTGGCCAATTCGGTGAGACCGATCTTCCGATTGAACCCTATGCTCTGCATTATAACTATTAGAATAATAAACCACGATTGAAGCTGCGGTTAAAGTAATGCCGAGACCTCCTGTTGCAGGATTAGCCACAAAGAATCTACACTTTGGATCATTTTGAAAACGTTCAATAGCTTCCGTTCTTTTCTCCGAGGAAACAGCTCCATAAAAATCAACTGTAGAATCCACCCCGAATTTTTCTCCAAGAGTCTTGGTAATTTGTTCTACGTTATAAATATATGTCGCCCATATAATAATTTTGGCATCTGTATCTTCACATATTTCTAATAAAGTATCTAATCGTTTATTAGCTACCGGCTCAATACTATTCTCCCTAGTTTTAAAAAATCCACAAGCTACTTGATGTAAACGCAAAATTTCAGTTATTACATTCGTTACAGTTAGTTCTTGTCCACGCAAAGTCGCTCGGGCTTCTGTACGAATATCATCATAAATTCTAGTTTGCTCATCGGTAAACTCAATATTTCGTCTGACATAAATTTTCTCCGGCAGATCCAAACATTCCTTTTTGGTTTTGCGATAAGCAAACTTCTTCAGCTTCATTTCAATCTCCGCTAAATTAGTAAATCCTACCGGGACACTGATCTGACGATTGCCAACCCAAATAGTTTCGAAAAAACAATATCGATTTCGAAATGCTACAATGGAATTAAAACCGAGATGATTAGGATTTAAAAAACTACATTGAGTATAAAGATCCAAAGGATTTTTAGGAGTCGGAAATCCTGACAGAATTCGCCTATAGTTAGAATACTTTCTTAATTTAATAATATTCTTGGTTCGCTTGGCGTTGTAATTTTTAACACAGGTAGATTCATCCACTGCAATCAAATTAATATGACGCTTACAAAATTCTTCCGCCCAAAAAGATCCTTTATCATTGGAAAAAGCCTCTACATTCATTACAAAAATCTTTAATTTAATAGAAGGTTTTTCAAAGAACTCACGAAGTTTCGCTTCTCTTAATGTGCTTTTCCACAGCAACATATCGTATTCAATATTCAAATGTTTTGGAATTTCTGTATGGTACCATACCGTATATACAGATTTAGGAGCTATAATTAAGGCACCGTTAATAAGGTTTTGGCAACGTAAAGCTCCAAGATTATCGAGTAAAACCTTTGTTTTCCCAGTACCCATTTCCATGAATAAAGCAAAACTTTGTTTATCCCAAGACAGAGTTAAAGCCTCTTTTTGATGGGCATAAGGCTCAGTTTTAAAATTATATTTCGTTACCATCTCCCACGAAGATATTATGCTTGACTTTAAAATGCAATAGTTTATTTTATTTATTGGAGGTCGATTATGGCAATAGACATACAAAAAGTGTCTGAAGCTTCATTTATAAAAGCGACAGATGCACAAGTCAAAAAGATCTCAGTGAAGTGCACAGAACTTCAGGAAAAAGAACAAGAAGTCGCGAATATCGAAGAACGATTAAAGAAAGTAAAAAAAGACGCCTTGTTCCTTTCTGAGGAAACAATTCCAAATCTGATGCAAGAAGCTGGGGTTACCAGTCTTAATCTTTCCGACGGTACGTCGGTTACTGTGGCTCCTTTCTATGGTGCTAGAATTTCTAGCGATCGTAAAGAGGAAGCGTTTCAATGGTTGCGAGCAAATAAGTTTGCAGACTTGATTCGTAACAACGTGGGAGTTTCTTTCACGGCAGGCGACGATGTAAAGGCTCAACAAGTTCTGGAGCTTTTAAAGAAGGAAGGACATAGACCCGTTCAAAAACAAGAAGTGAACGCCATGCAACTTAAGCAGTGGGCACGGGAACAAATCGAAAAGGGCGTAATAGTACCTGTTGATTTGTTTAGCGTCTATGTAACTAATAGAACTAAACTCAAACAAAAGGCAACGTACGATGGCAAACGGACAAAGAACAACGCGCGTTAAAAACGGCAACGGAAACGGTAAGAAAAACGGGAACGTCGCTAAACGACCACCTTTTAATCTCGCTATTAGTGGAGAAAAACTAGCGGATAAAGGGTTTGAAGAAATGGGAACAAAGGACTTAACTCTACCTTTCTTAAAAGTATTAGGTCAGTTATCTCCTCAAGTCATTCAAGGAGATCCTTTGTTTATTCCGGAGGCTCGTGCAGCGATGATTTACAATAATGTAACTCAAGCTCTGTATGATGGCACCAAAGGAATAGAGGTTATTCCTTGTTTCTACAAGTTACAATACCTTGAATGGCCTGATCGTAAAGAAGGTGTAAGTGCACCTGTTAATACGTATCCGGCTGATTCGGATATTCTTACTGAAACTACACGGGATGACCAGAACCTGGACCGGTTACCTAACGGTAATTACGTGCAGGAAACAGCGTCTCATTTTGTAGTGAGAGTGGAAAATGGACAACCTAAGGAAACAGCACTCATCAGCATGAAAGCCACACAAAGAAAAAAATCTAAAATGTGGAATTCAATGATGAAAAGTCTGAAGGATGACCGTGCGGATGGTAAAGGTTTTTACACTCCAGCAATGTTTACTCAAAGGTATCTTCTAACAACCGTTCTCGAAAAAAATGCAAAGGGAACATGGTATGGATGGAAGATTGGTCATATAGGACCTGTGCAAAATCAAATGACACTTGATGGAGCAGAAGCTTTTTATGAACACTGTCTGAAAGGCAATGTAAAAGTTAAACATGAAGATGAAAGACAAATTAAACCGGCAACTCCCTTCTAATGTTACAACGCTTCAAGGAGCTGTTCGGTGGGCTTGATGTAGCTTACGGAGAGTATTATCTCGACGGCGAAAGAGACAACAAGACCGGGAAAGAAAAAGGTAGGGCCACAACTAAACGTGGCCCTGTCACCGATGAATTGTTCCAACGCCATATCAATGGCGAAATTAATCTAGGTATTATTCCGATTCGATCGAACAACACCTGTACCTGGGGGTGTATCGATGTTGATCGTTACGATCTCGATCACAAAACTTTAATTAAACTTATTCGAAAAAGAGGGTATCCTTTGGTCCCTTATCGATCTAAATCCGGGGGGATGCATTTATTTCTACACATCCGACAACCGGTGACCGCGTCCGATATGATAGACAAACTTCATGAAATTGCAGCTGATATAGGACTCGCTGGCTGTGAGATCTTTCCCAAACAAAGAAAGATCATGGTTCATAAAAATGATTTAGGGAACTGGCTCAACATTCCTTACCAACGGGCAGCTCAAACTACACGACACGCTATCCATGACAATGGTATGGGAATCTCTATCGCCGAATTTTTTACTTGGGTAGAACGATATCGAATATCCAAATCAACTTTTGAAGCTTTGAAAATCACTAATGATGGTTTTACAGTCGAAAATGAATTTGATCAATATCCTCCTTGTCTTCAAGCCTTGATTCGTAACGGTTGTGAAAACGGTTTTAGAAACAATGCTCTAACTGCTTTTGCAACTTTAGCTAAGAAAAAGAATCCTGAAGGATGGCAAAAAGAATTATGGGAACGAAACGAAGGTTTCACTCACCCTCTTCCTGACAGAGAAGTCCAGGCTTTAATAACTCAATACGAGAAAAAAGATTACTCCTACAAATGTAATGATGCTCCAATGAAGAATCATTGTAATTCGGCAGTTTGTAAAACATTAAAATATGGAATTGAAAATATAGACTACATGCCTACAATGGATTCCTTTCAAGTTTTAAAAACAAAACCCCCTATTTATTTTTTAACCATTGATAAAAAAACAGTAGAGCTTACCGGAAAACAACTTAATCAACAACAACTTATATCGGAACAATTATTTGACCAGGCTGATATTGTTTGGCAAAAAGTAAAAGACAAAGATTATAGAGTGTTTTTAAATAAACTTAAAGGAATGCAACAGCCCATAGAGGGCTACGACGAAAGCAACGAAGCTGAAGAAGATTTTAAAGATACAATGATTCAATTTACTCAGGAAACTCAACAGGCAGATAATCCATCTCAAGTCGAAGCAGAAATGTGGTATCTTCATGAAAAGACTATCTTCTTTAAGTATCGTACTTTTGAACGCTTTATTAAAAAGTCAGATAAAGCCGCTAAAAAATTTGAAATCATTAGTATGCTTAAGAAAAACGGATGCACCAAACAGGACTACTCCGATAAACTTAAATTAAAATATGTATGGCTATGTAAGAAAACAGATGATCCAGTTATAGAAAGGTCTAATGTCAAATTTAAGCGAGTCAAAGCTCCTTTTGAAAAGCAAGACGATTAAGATCTTTGGTCCTCCAGGAACCGGGAAGACCGATACCCTTTTAAATAGACTCGATAAGTGGTTTAACCGTGGAATCACTCCTAGGGAAATTGCTTACTTATCTTTCACCAACAAAGCAGTCAACGAAGGAAAGGTACGAGCCGAAAAACAGTTCCCGGATTGTAACGAGGATGATCTTAATAATTTTAGAACCATACACAGTTTTTGCAGACAATTCAGAAAACAGTTACCTGTCATTGATCCTCAAGTGGATATGGTAGAGTTTGCAGAAGGTTTAGGAATGGGTAAACCAGCCTATGAATCCTACGATGGAATCCAAGTCTTTAATGATTGGTCCTTAAGGATCTATGATAAAGCAAGAAATAAATTAATTCCTCCTGAACAACAATTCGTGGAGGAAGTTTTTAAACGTGCTACTCTTCCTCGTTTTCAACTTATCTATCGGCAATATGAATTGTTTAAAGAAAATCATCGCGTCGATTTCACCGATATGATTACTCATTTTATTGATAAGGAAGAAGCTCCTTATCTTAAAGTTTTAATGGTGGATGAAGCCCAGGACCTGACTCCTTTGCAATGGAAAATGGTCGAGAAGCTCGCCCACAAAGCTGATCGTATCTACGTAGCGGGTGATGACGACCAGGCTATTTTTGAATGGAACGGTGCAAATGTAACTAACTATATTGATTTTCCGGGCAGAACGTATATCTTAACACAGTCTTTTCGTTTACCTCAGATTATTCACAACTTCAGTGGATATATCTCTAGCATGATTAAACCAAGAGTGCCTAAAAAATTTATAGCGTCTGATCAAAAAGGATACATTCAAACACATGCCCGCTTCAAAGAGATTGCTGCACAAATGCATGAAAGAAAAGGAACCTGGTTCATTCTAGGACGCACTCAGGAAATTGTGAGAGAGCTCGAAGGATTCGCACGTATGTATGGAGTGTTCTTTCAAAATTCAAAAGGAAAACATTCATTTGACCTTAATAAATGGAACGCTATTCAATATTGGAAAAGACTCAGGGAAGGAGGAACTGTTACAAAAGAGGAAGCTGGAATTATCTATACTTATATCAATGAAGTTGCTTACGGGTGGAGATCGATAGAAAGTAAACGCTGGAAAAATTTAGACGATAATAAAACCTATTCTCTTGATTTTTTATGCACACTTGCAGGACTTTCAGCAAATCCTGATAAATGGCAACAAGTCTTTAATCGTAATTTTGCTGAAAAAGACAAACAATATTTCGAACAAATTATAGAAAAGAATATTGATCTATCCCTGGCTTCGAACATTATCATTGATACCATCCATTCCATCAAGGGAGGAGAAGCCCAACACGTTTGTGTTTATGAAAAATCCAACTGGCCTGCTCATTTTGAAAATAAGGTGGGGCTTGCGCGAAGCTCTGAATCTAGAGTATGGTATGTTGCCGTGACACGGGCAAAAGAAAGTTTACATATTCTACGGTCTTATCATGAGTATTTCTTCCCATTGGCACGGCTGTATAATCAGTTTATAAAGGAACATTATGGTTGTAGCTAGAGGAGATTGGGATTATTCAGGGGATCCAAAACTACGGATTCTATCATTGGGAGCTGGGGTGCAATCTTCCACCATGGCACTCATGGCTGATGAGGGAGCCTTTGAATATAAACCAGATTACGCAATCTTTGCAGATACGGGATGGGAGCCCCGCAAAGTATATGAACATCTCGAGTGGCTTAAAACTCAGTTAAGTTTCCCTGTCATTGTCTGTAAAAATCATTTGAAGTCCGGCAATCTTAGACAGGACATGATTGACGAAGTTACTAAAGAGAAAGGATTTCTTCATATTCCTTTCTTTGCGCGTAATACCGTTACAGGTAAAATAGGAATTGGTCCGAGACAATGCACGCGGAATTATAAAATTACTCCTATCAATAGAAAGATTCGTCATCTTTTAAAACTCAAACATCGGCAACGATTCCCCAGAGAAATGTGGGTAGAAGTATGGGTAGGAATTTCAAAAGATGAAGCTACCAGGATGAAGCCTTCTAGAGAGAAATGGATCCAAAATACATGGCCTTTAATTGATAAGGAAATGACCCGAGAGGATTGTTTGAAGTGGTATAATGGAAAAGATTATAGGACTCCGGCAAAAAGTTCTTGTATTGGTTGTCCTTATCATGATAATAATTTATGGAATGAAATCAAAATTAATACCCCTGAAGAATTTGAAGAAGCCTGCGAGCTTGACGACGTCATCAGAAATTCTGCCAGAGATCCCAACATTAAAAGATACCTTCATCGAAAAGGAATTCCTTTGCGTGATGTAGATTTCAATAAACTTTTAAAAGGTAAAAAGAAAGAAGATCAATTAAATTTATTTGAAAACGAATGCGAAGGAATGTGTGGCGTCTAAAAAAGCATTAAATTATCAGAAAGGTGGAAATCACTACACCACCCTTGCGATTCAACCAGTTGTTTATTGTTATAAAAATAAACTCAATACGATTGATTCTAATATTATTAAATATGCTACACGTACTAAGCCTGGAGAAACTACCAAAGATCGTTATCTAAAAATTATTCATTATGCAAAACTTGGAATAGAATTAGATGGCTCATCATCTTAACTTTACTTTTCAAGAATCTGACTGGACCACTCCTACGGGGTATCCAAATCTCAAGGACGCTGCAGTTGTAGCCATTGATCTAGAAACCAAAGATCCTGATATCAAAACCAAAGGACCTGGGTGGGCGAGTAAGAATGGTAACATCATCGGAGTTTCTGTCGCCACCGATAATTTCAAAGGCTATTACCCTATCTCTCATGAAACCGGTAGTAATATGGACGCTAAGATGGTTTTAAATTGGGTACAGGATATTTGTCGGGCTCCGGGTATTAAAGTCTTTCATAATGCATCGTATGACATTGGCTGGTTAAGAGCTCACGGCATTATTGTTTATGGAAAAATAGCGGATACAATGATTGCTGCCGCTCTTATTGATGAGAATCGCAGAAACTACAGCTTAAACTCTCTATCCATGGATTATCTGTCGGAACTTAAATCAGAAGCCGACCTGAAAGAAGTAGCCAAAGAATGGGGAATTGATGCTAAAGCGGAGATGTATAAATTACCTCCTAAGTTTGTGGGTCCCTATGCAGAGCAGGACGCATCTTTAACGTTAAAACTGTGGCAACGTTTTAAAGTAGAAATTATAAAACAAAACCTGACTGATGTCTGGGAAATGGAAATGGAGCTTTTGCCCCTTCTTATCCAAATGAGGGCCAAAGGTATACGTGTAGATCTTGAAGGAGCCCGTAAACTTAAAATAGAATTCGTGAAAAAAGAAAAGCAAGCGCTGGTGAAAATTAAAAAGAGCGCGAGTACAGATATAGATATATGGGCAGCTCGATCAATCGCGAAAGCCTTTGATAAGCTCAAGATTCCTTATCCTCTCACCGAGAAGAGTAAGGAGCCCTCTTTTACTCAGAACTGGCTGACTAATTGTAAGGCACCCATAGCGACGTTGATTCGTGAAGCAAGGGAAGTGAGCAAGTTTCACTCTACTTTCATCGATTCAATATTTAAATTTGAACATGAAGGAAGGATCCATGCAGAAATAAATCAACTCAGGGGTGATTCTGGTGGGACCGTCAGCGGTCGCCTTAGTTACGCACATCCAAATTTACAGCAGGTTCCAGCCCGGAACAAAGACCTCGGACCCAGGATCCGTTCACTCTTTCTAGCTGACAATGATTGTCGATGGGGATCTTTTGATTATTCTCAGCAAGAACCGCGACTT